GTTCTTCAGCGAGTCCGCGTAGTCCACGTCCGGATCCTTCTCGATCCACGCCGACGGAGCGGCGAAGACGGAGGGCGGGGTGGCCGACACGGAGGACGCCGAGGTGTCCGTGATCGTGAGGGGAAAGATCCCCTGGTTCGAAAGCTGGTCCGCCGCGAGCAGTCCGGAGAGGACCGCGTTGTACGGCGACGTCTGCTTCAGGGTGATTTCCACCTCGAAGTCGTAGGCGTTCTTGTTGATGCGGTCGATCTCGCCCGCCGCCCCGCGCTTCTTCTCGAAGGCGGAACCCGAACGAGTGACCTTGACGAAAGAGCCGTCCGCGAAGCCGGAGATGACTCCGACCCCTGCGATGGCGACGATGACCTTGGAAGGGTCGAAAGTTCTGACCGTGGTAGACATCTGCCGTCCTCCTTAGAACGAGACCGTGCCGTTGATGACGACAGTGTTGACCGCTCCCTGCACTCGGGCCAGGAAGCTGACGTTGGGAAAGTTGCGGTTCGCCTTGTCGGTGGACGAGATGTTCGCCACCTTGGGGACCGTGACCACGATGGACGTCGGGTCTACGATTCCGTTGGCCGCCGCCGTCTGGAGCACTCCGGCCACCGTGGCCTGGAGGAGAGCCCCGCCCGCGTCGGTGAAGGGCACCTTGGTGTTCCCGGCGAGCAGCTGGAGGATCTCGGTCTGGATGTTGGTGTGAAGCCAGTCCACACCCATCGTGATGTCGAAGTACTTGTAGGTGCCGCCGGCGACCCATCCGCGCTCGGTGAAGTTGAGCCCAGCCACCGTGGTGAACGTGCTGGCGAGCTTGCCCCAAGCGTAGAGCTTCTGGCTCACCGTCAGCGCGTCCGGAGTCACGCCGGACAGAGTCCGGTAAGCGGGATTCCAGGAGCCCAAGGGCAGGGTCAGCACGTAGCCCAGCCAAGCGGCGGAGATCGCCTCGCCCGATGCCGGAGCGCCGGCGGGCGCCGCGCCGATGTTGATGGAGCGGTTGGCGTAGGTCGCGCCAGCGGGGTTGACCGCCGAGACCGGGGTACCGGTCAGCGCCTGGATCGCGGCGACCAGGTTGAGGAACGTCTGGGCGTCGCTGGTGTTGTAGAGGACCGAGTACGCCTGTCCGTTGATCGTTCCCGCGACCGTGTTGCCGGTGATGAAGGCGGCGCTGAAGGACAGGTTGACCACGCCCACACCGATGCTCGGGGTGGAGACCGTCGCGACGGCCTGCGACGCGCCGCCGGTCACCGTGGACGACGCGGTGGCGATCGCGGGCACGTGGTAGGTGACCACGGTGTAGTTGCGGGTCAGTGCGGCGATCTGCGTGGCGGCGTCGCCGGATCCTGCGGCCAGGATGGCGGGGTCGGCCGAGTCCGTGAAGAACGGACGGGTCGCGGTTTCCGCCCACCCGGCGATCTGGAGCTGCTCGGTGATGCAGGCGGACACCGTGGTGGCGTTGGGCACCGCCACGAAAGCGTACCAGTTCGGGTTCTCCGCCTGGATCGCGGTCAGCGCGGTGGGCCAGTCGGGATCGCCGGAGTCCCTGCGGCCCACGACGAAGCTCTGCACGTTGGGGTTCTGCGAGAGCATGCTCTGCGCGTACAGGTACACGCTGTCGAAGGTGTTCCACCCATCGGCGATCATGGCGGCCAGCGACGTGTAGATCCTGGAGCGCGTGAAGGTCACGGTGGTCTTGGCGGGCAAGAACTGCGCCGCGATCATCGGGGTCGCGAACGCCACCTGGGAGGGAACGATGGCCCCGATCTTGATGGAGACCGGGACGATTTGGTCGAGAGGCGTGGCCATGGTGGCTCCTTACTTGGTTTCGGTTTCGGCGGACTCGACCACAGGGGCTTCGACCACAGGGGCTTCGACCTCGTTGGCGACATGGGCGAGCTCGTCCACGACGATGTGCTCGCCTGCGGCGGCAACCTCGGCGAGGCCGGCCTCCACAACGGATCCGGCGGGTTCGCCCAGCTTCTCCTCGATCACCGGGGCGGCGGACTTCAGGGCGGTGTCGACCGCTTCCTTGCCTGCTTCTTCGGCGACGGGCAGGACCTTCTCGGCTTCGGCGAGAGCCAGTTCACGAAGTTCCTTGATGAACGCCACGACGGCGTGCTTGACGCGCTCCTTGGCGCCGTCCGGCCCCGCGCAGTTGCTGGCGAACTCGATGCGGTGAAGGAGCCCGTGCTCCAGGTGTTCCCATCCGTTGACAAGAAGATTGCTCATTTAGGGCCCCAGGGTTTGAACGAGTTGAGCGGTGGCGACGGAAGGCACGGCATCCGTCGAGAGGTTGTTCACGGTGAACGATGGCTGCCACCGGTGTTCCCGGGTGTACTGCGTCTCCGTGGACAGGTACGGCAGCGAGAGGATCTGGTCGGAGAAGCGAAGAGCGCCGACGCCGTTGGCGGAGAACAGATCCTTCACGGTCTGCGTCTCCAGGCTTTCCTTCAGCGCGCGCAGGCTGTCACCCAGGCCGCGCACTTCCCAGAACACCGGGCGGACGACGTAGCTGTAGTTCAGGTCGGTCTCCAGGGTGTCCTGCACGGCGTCGACCAGACCGTAGGGCTGCCAGTCGTTGTCGTCCTCGATCGCGACATAGGTGCCCGTGACAGGGGGCGAGGCATTCTGGTACGCCTGGAACACCGGGACGGCGCCGAGCACGCCGTATGCCCAGGTGTAGAGGAACGTGTAGAAGGCTTGGCCGGTCATGCCGTGGCCTCACGAAGCTCGGCGAGGTATTCGAAGTGAGGGATGAGCCCCACGTCGAAGGGGTTCTCCTGGATCAGCTCGTAGTTGCTGCCTTCGTAGACGAAGATGTCGCCGTTGGCCTTCGGGTCGGCGACGCTTCCCACCTGGAGCTTGCGGTCGGAGAAGATGCGGGTCTTGCCCACACCCATGCGCCCGATCTGGAGCGACACGAGGTCGCTGTTCGCCGGCTGGGCGTCCCCGATGAACGGCACGGTGGTCGTGGCTCCAACGGTGAGCTGGCCGTTGACCCAGATGTCCGCCGTCTGGCGGGTGACTGAAAGGTTCTTGGGGAACATAATCACGGGATCCACGCCCTCTCGACCATCGAAGCGACCTGCACCTTGGCGGTGGTCGTGTCGCGCATCTGCCGGGTGTCGACGAGAGGCTGCTCGGAGTTGTTCCCCGCAGCGTAGCGACGACGGAGGGTCGCCTCGGAAAGGGAATCCCAAGCGTTCTCGCCGTCGAACACGCGATCGAACCGACTGCGCCAGAAGGATCCCATGGCCTGCAGAACGGCCTCGGGGTGCTTCTTGCGCAACAAGAACGCCCGGTACTCATGAATGGTCAAGTTCACCAGCTCCGCACGGAACCCGGCGTTGCGGTAGGCGGTGCGGTGAACGGGACGGGCCGGGATCATCCGGGCGTAGGAGCCCGTCTCATGGACGAGCGCGACCGTGGCCACGTTGGTCCGGTAGTCGGAAATCAGGGTGCCCTTGGCGCGACGCTTCAACTTCGGGCGGGTGCCCTCGGCCTGGTGCCAGCCTGCGGTAGCACACAAGGTCTTCAACCCTTCGGCGCGGACCTGGAGTTCACGCAGGACCTTCACGTTCTCGACGGTGTGGGCAGTCATGGAGATCATCCGCCGTCCCACATATTGTAGTCCCAAGCTGCCGCGGGGACATCCCCACCAGCCACGACGATCGAGGAGAAACACCGATCGCGCAGGCCGATGAGATTCTGCCCCCAGTAGGTCTGCTTCAAATCCTCGTCAGGATCCGCGGAGGAAGAACGACCACGACCAGCGGAGAACCCGATGGAGGCTGCGCCTTCCTTCTTGGAGTTGACGGGGCCCGACTCGCCCATGGGGCGCTGGCCGGGGGAATCCAGCTGGGCCCAGTGCATCGCGAGGAGCGCTACGGCCATGGCCCAGGTGTTCGCGCTGGGCCAGGAGGTCGCCGTGACCGGCGCCGTCTGATCCGTCGCGAGCGAGATGTAGGTGGAAATGCCTGAAAGGGCCGCGAGTGCCGGGGCGCGTGCTGTGATGATGTCCAGCGGCTGCAGCGACACTCGCTACCTCCTTACTCAGGCTTCTTGTTGAACTTCTCGATGCGGTTGGCGATGGCGGCGCGAACGGAGTCGCGGCCCTCGGTTTCCTTCCACATATTCAGCGTGTCCGAGCTGTGCGTGTCGGCCACGACCTTCTCGGCAGCCTGGGCATCCAGGTCCTTGAGGGACTCCACGTCGACTTCGGTCGAAACGTCGACCGTCTTGTCGCCGCGCTTCTCCGGCACGTTCTTCTTCACGGTCAGCACGGCCAGTGCGCCGTTCTTCAGGTGCGACTTGGCGAAGTGGGAAACCCCTGTGGGGATCTCCTTGGTGCCGTCGGCCTTGGGTTTGATCCCGCGACCGAACTGCTCCAGCTCGTGGGCTTCGGATAGGATGTAGACACCCTCCGCCCAGGCTTCCTTGGGGATGTGGGTGTGTCCCGGAGGGAACTTGAAGACGACGGCTTGGTGATGGTCCACGGGGACGATGATGAGGCCGTCGGTGGTATTGCGTACGATGGGCATCTTGGTTTTCTCCCGAAACTTCGATGGGTGGAAGGCCTGCGGAGGTCAGTCCGCAGGCCCAGGGGCCTCAGATGCCGTCGCCGATGGCCACGGACAGAGGGTAGCGATGGATCACGCCGGCAGTCCGGGCGTGACACGGGACGTTGAACTGCATGTTTTCCAGCTGCGGGGCCATGGCCTCGAAGGAGATGGGCAGCTCCAGGGACAGGTGCTCGGGATCCTTCACGTAGACGATCGCGCGGTTCGACGCGGCCTGTCCGGCGGGGATGTTTCCGGCGACGCCGATGCCAACGGACTCGTTGATCCAGTCGATCTCGGTGAGCCCGACCAGCGCCAGGTTCTCCTTGAGGTAGGCCATCACGGTCTTGTCGCCAGCGGAACCAGTGCGAAGACCAGCGAGGCGGATGTACTCGACCTGCGGCAGAAGCAGCGTGGTCGGGATTTCCTTGCCGTTGGTCGCCACACGCACTGCAGAGATCAGGCCGGTCACGTCGGCGATGATCTGGTCGGGGGTCTTCAGCGACCACAGGGTCGAAGAGCCGGTACCCGTCGCGGGGATCGTGTAGGTGGTGATACCGGGGTACTTGAGCAGGCCGTAGATGCCGACGCTCGCGTCACCAAGCCAAGCGACGCTGTCGATCTTCTCGTTGATCGCACGCTCGGCGGCCATGGCTTCGCGGGCGTCCAACGGCTGTCCGGCCATCTGCGCCCGACGGACCTCCTGGAAGGAGTACCGGTAGGAGGAGCCCAGCGACTTGATGTTGAAGGTCTTCTCCGACCCGTAGGTGTTGGCGGGCGGGAAGTCCGAACCGTAGTCGTTGACCCACTTCGCCGAACCGACGATGTCGAAGTAGCGCACCTTGTAGGAGTCCGCCCCGGGAGGGGCCTCGGCGGACACCGGGATGAACAGCGAAGCCCGCAGGGGCTTGTGCGGGACTTCCAGCTGCTGGCGCTGGATGTAGGTCAGCTGGAGAATGAAGAAGGCTTCCTCTCCGGCGTCCAGGTGGAGCATGGGCGACACGGAGTCGCCACGCGCGCCGTAGAAGCGCGAAGTGACGGCGGCCCGGAGGTCGTCGAGGGTCATTTCCTCGCGAGTGCTGTAGGCCTGGTCGAGGGAGTCTTTGTTCGTGATTTTCATGGGGTTGGCTCCTTATCCGACCAGCGCGACCGGCGACTTCATGACGTCCAACTCGACGATCGAGCCGGAGGCGCCACTGGTGCGGAAGCGGTAAGGGGATTGGATGGTTCCACCGGTGGTGACGTTGGTCCACCACTTGTTGGTGTTGTCCCAGTAGGCGTTCTGGCCCGACTGGACGGCAGCGCCGGCCACGACCTGGATCGCGCCCTCGCGCAGCACTCCGACAACATCGCCGACGGCGTAGGCGCCGACTGCGATGTATTCCTTGTGCGTGTGGACGGCCACACCGCGCAGGAAGTACCCGGCCGAGTAGTTGAACGCTTGGTTGTCGAAGTTGGTCTGGGTCCAGACCGGGTACCCGAAGGGGATGGCGGCGGCGTCCGCGTTCACCAGCGAGTCGATGAAGTCTTCTCCGTTGACGACGAGTCCGGCGAAGCCGGTGTCGATTGCTCCGTAGGCAGGCATCAGGTGGTCTCCTTTTCACGCTTGTAGGCGTTTTTGAGATCGTCGGCGCGCTTCTGCTTGGCGGCAGCCACTTCGTTGGCCGCGGACGAGCCAAGGGCACCGTCGCTATGGGTGGATCCGCCGGCTTCGGTGGCGGGTTTGCGCTTGCTGAGAGTGGTCACCGCACCATCGAAGCGGGCCAGAACGTATTCGTCGCTCTTGCCCTCCATCGAGTCGGTGGTGTCCAGGGCGATGACGGCGGTGCGCACGGCACGCTCGGTCATCTTGGCGTCGACCTTGGCGCCCAGAGCCTGGGCGGAGGTGAGGAGAGCCACGCGGCGCTGGATGGAGTCCTCTCCGGACTCTTCGCCTTCGGCCTTCTCCTTCTCGAGACGGACGACTTCGGCCTTGGCGGCGTCGAGCTCGCCAGCGGCCTTGTCCACAGCCTTGTTGGCGGCTTCCAGGGCGGCGGTGGCTTCCTGGACCTTGGCGTCGAGGACTTTCTTTTCGGCATGCAGGGCTTCGTAGGCGGAGCCGATGGCCTCCGGAACCTCGAATTCAGCCCCGCTGTCGAGACGGATCTTGGCCATTTTCTCCCCTTTCGTGGGAACTTCGCTGTGGTCGATCTTGATGCCATCCATCCGCAACCGTGCGGCATCGCCGGCACGACCCTCGTCCACGATGGCGACGTGGTTGTAGTGGATGTTCGTCTGCCGGTGGGTGTAGGGGACGCCCAGGTAGACGCCCCTCTCCGGCTTGAGGTCGGTGTGGTAGCCGGCCGAGAGTGCGACCTTGCCCCGGCCGACGTCGGCCAGGGCATCGGCCCGGTGAATCACGATCCCGGTCATGACGTGGTAGGCGTCGTGGGTCGGGGAATGAACGGTGCCGACGGCAAGGCCCTGCACGTTGTTGGGGTCCACGCCCTCGGTGGGGTGGTCGTTTGTGAGGGGCTTGCCGTCGAGCGTCGCCAGGGATTCTGGGTCGAAAACGTCGTCGGGGTGGCGGAGTTCGTACCGCATCGACCCGTCTTCGTTCCGGTAGCCGAAAACCCCGATGTTGGAGATCGCTGTACGGCCCTTCAGGAAGCCCTCGGAGGTCTTCTCCAGCTTCTGGGTCTGCCAGTCGCGGAAGTCGAAGAAGTCGGTGCGGGAGGCACGCTCAGCGGTCGTCACGGAGTCCTTGTTCGCGTCGATGATCTCCAGGATCTCGTTCGCGGCGGTCTCGATCGCGGTGTGCCCTTCGGCAGCGGCCCGAGACTTGGCGGCGATGATGCCGTGGCGGTAGACCTTGCCGTTCTTTCCGAAGGGGTAGGCCCAATGCGCCTTGGTGTCCTCGTCGGTGCCGGGATGGGTTCCGAGATGGAACTTGCCGTACAAGCCCCAGTCGTCACCATCCGCACCCAGGAGCTTGTCTCCGTCTTCCGCTGTGAAGCCCCAAGAGGAGTCGCGATCCACCTTCCCGCGCTTGGCGAGACTCTTCGCGTACTTGACGCCGATGGAGTAGGCAGATACGGCCACGCAGATCTCCTGGAAACGCAAAAAAGGCCCAGAGGCAGGGTTTCTGCGCTCTGGGCCTCCGTTTTCGGTCGGTCCTGCCCGGTTCTCGGGCTATCTCAACAGGAAGCTACTCTCGCGCGCGGCTCTTGGCAAGGGAGTTGCTCAAGAAAATTCTCCCCTAACCCACCGCTTGCTGTAGGAGCCTTCGGCCCTCCAGAAGACGGGGCG